AACTTTTGAAGATGCGCAATGTATCTTTTTACATCGTTTGTATCTAATGTGATAAACGGTTTCATGCCTTCATTGTCTTTGGAAATACGCTATCAAAATCAACTTTTTTAATTCTTTTAAGTTCTTCATGCTTTTCTTTTTTCTCCCATTCAAACTCAATCAAATCCTTTGGCTTTAACCCCTTTCGGCTATGCGGTGCAAGGGTATAGAATGCTAAAAACCTACTTCGTTCCCATTCATCTCTGAATCGTTCGTTTTTTGACCTATTAAATGCCTTTGATATTTCATGGAACTCATCAAATTCTAAATCCCAAAAATCATCTACACTTAATCCAATCTCACCAACCCCGATAGCGAGCAACTCATTCAAGGTTACTCGCCCACTATCGGTATCTACTCCCCCGTTGATTTAGGCATTAAGGATAAAACTGCCTCATTGGCTGCCGTAATATCCAAGCCATCAAAAACATCATCCAAAGTAATTTTGATTTCAGTCTTTTCGGCTTTGTGATATGCCACGATACAAGAGTAAACAAATTCAGCTATACCCGTAACCCCTGACATTTGGGTGATATCTTCACCAGTTAATTCACGGTAAACCTTTGCAGCCCTTAAATTGAATTTAATGCCGTATTCGTTGCCGTTGATTTTGATTACTGCCATATTAAGATACGGTGTATTTAGTAATGGTTGAAGTTCCTTGAATAGTAACATCAAAGGTTTCGCTATCTTCTGTTGGTGCAGTTCTGCTCAATGAAGTAATATAGCCTAATCCTTTGTAACGTTTATCACCATTGATTGCTGATGTGAAGGCAACCAATACCTTACCTCTTGTATTCCAATAGTCGAATAGTTCCTCATATCCTACTCCTGACGCATCTTCTGCAAAAAAGCCTGATGCACTCATTTCCCATGATTTGCTACCTTCTAAAATTGATTCCCAACCTGCGCTATCCTTCGTGGTTACGCTTCGTGTGTTCATGTTCACGCTAAACCCTGTTGAAGTTAAGTGTGCTACTTTCGTTGGTACGTTCGCAACAAATATGTAGAGTGCGGTTAAAGTACCATTATTAATTCCTGTTGATGCCATTTTTTATACTTTTAAATTTGTGATTAATAAAGTGTCTTGATTTCTTCCAAAAAGTTGTATTTGTTCAATGTCGTATAACCCTGAATCAAAACTAATTCGCATCGCTTCATCTACAAGCGGTGCATCAAGCGTTCTAATTCTAAATTCTACGACCCTTGTTGCGGTTAATTGGTCTGATTCGTTGGATTCCTTTGCACGTTGTGTTTTGTAGCGTACATTAGCCCATACAGTCTTATAAGTTCCCCATGTGATGTTCTGACCGCCAAAATCATCACGGGTTGTTGTTTGTTGTTGGATTACGATTTTTCTATCTAAACTTCCTGCATTCATATCAAAAGAAATAATTTTTCCTAAATGCCTGAAATAACAAAGAATAATCTATAACCGCTCTTGATGTAGCCCCGTGAACCATGCTCATTCTTTGGTCGTACATATCAGCACAAACCATTTTAATTGCTTGTTTGATTCCACCCTCTACATTGCCTATCGTTGAATGACCTGCCGTAAAATTAATCTGTACTGCATTAAATCGGTCATAGGTTGAAGGTACTGTCTTAAAGTGGATTCGTGCAGGTACCGACTTTAAATCTGCATCATAAGCCGTTGCAGCTAAGGTCTGTTGTACGTTACTCATATCGTAATAAGTGATTGAAGTAACGGCACTAATAGGGTCACGTGGTATAACAACATCATAAAATGAATCTAAGTGCATTCTTAGCGTTCTACTGCCCAAAGTTACCCATGTCTGCGCTTCTGCCAATTTACACGCTGCAATGATAATATCAGCGAGCATTGTATCATGGTCAGTATGCGTTATCCCTAAGTGCGTTTTTAACTCACTCGTTGATACTGGGTAAACCGTTTCGGGTGTAACTACTTCGATTGCGTAATTCATTTGGTTCTGTTGTTTAATAAAAAAGGGCAGGTAGTTCTACCCACCCTTTTCTATATAGGTTATGTTAATTAGGAAATATCGGTTCCAGTAAATGCACCAACTGCAAATGATGAAGTTCTCTTTTGGTTACCATCAAAGAATGAGTTAAGTACCAAACGAACTTGACCTGTGCCTGCTGCGGTGAATGGGTCAACCAAAATATCTAATCCACCCCATTGACCGATAACAAAATCAGACCAATTAGCAAAGTAGATTAGTTCTTGTGCTGAACCGTTGTCATTGATTTGTGATGTGAATTTAACAGGATACCCATAGGCTGCATTACCTGAAAGCAATGGAGTAACAGAACTTACTTGTGTAGCTGATGCAATTTCAGCGAATAAACCTGCTGATGCTGCAAAGGCTAATGTACCTCTATCTGAATTGCTCATCATCAACTGCTCAACCATTGCACCCATCAATGAAGATACTGATGCGTTTGCCTTTGCAGTTACGCCATTTCCTGCGTGTTCTGTGAATCCATCATCATTGAACAATGAATAGTCCAACTTGGCTGCTACTGCACCTGCAATGTCAGCGATGAATGCGTTTTCTACGCTAATGTTGTGCTGATTAATCAACTGCTTTGAAAGCAATACGTATGATGCTAATCTCTTAGGAGTGATTGAAGCGGTTGTCAAAGCCTGACCACCATCTGCATAAGCATCTGTTTCACCTTCCCATGTAACTGTGGTTGGGTTCTGAATTACAACCTTACCATCTGATACAAGATTAATAAATTGAACGCCTAATTCACGTGCAACTGAACGTGCTTGTAATGCTTGTTCAAAGCTAATTACATCAACTCCTGCGGTACTGTTTTCAGATACGGCAGCACGTTTTTGTAGAATCATGGTAGGTACTACCAAGTTACCCATTGAAGACTTGCCCATACGGGTCAATTCTTTCTCGCCTTCTTGGTGCATTTCTTTCTCCAATCCATCAAGATTGCCATTTAATGCGCCTGCAATAGCACGGGTGTAACTGAATGCACCTTTTACGCCTTCTGTGGTGTCTTTAATTGGGTTGGTGTGAATAGCAATGGTTCTCTTTGCATCTTCTCTTCTTTTGGCTGCTTCAAGGTCTTTGCTCAAAGTTTCCAATTCTACCGTGATGTCATTTACACGGGTTTCTTCTTCTGCGGTCAAGGCTTCCAATCTCGCCTCGAATCCTTCAAGTTCAGTTATCAGTACTGCTCTTTCTTCGGTTAGTTGTTTGATGTTCTTCATGTTTTTATTTATTTGTGTTTTGCTATGTTAATGCGAATCTTCATCCGCAATGCTTTATCATCCGATACCTTTTCAGGTTCTTCGGTTGCTTGTGTTTTCTCTTTTTTGTATTCTGCCAACGCTGATTCGTAATCTCTTAGGGCTGCGGTTGTATCAGGATAGGCAGGCATTGTTACTGGTCCTAATTCATATAAACGGTCAACCTTTACAATCTCACGTTCATCAATTTCTTTATCACCTTCCTTCCATGTCCATCTTTGTTCTTTAATATTGAACATAAATGAACTACCTACAATATTCCCATTTCGCACGTTTTCGAGTAGGTCATTCCCTGCGGTTGTTTTAGGTGCATCAAAACTGTATTTCAATCCTTTGTCATCAATGGATAGTTTTAAAGTCTTAGATGATGTCCTTGCCATAACCATATTAAAATCATGGTTAAATGTTGCAACTACATCTGAAAAGTCAACCCCATCAAATGCGGTACGACTTACCTTCTCTTTAAAGTACCCTAAATCGTGTGACCATGAATCGAATACAACTCCATAACCTTCGATTGTACGTGATTCTGTGCCATCTGTATTTTTACGAATCTCAACCGAACCCGTAAAGGTTCTAAGTTCCTTGCCGTTGTTATTATTCCTCTGTTCCATTTTCGTCATTATTATCTTCTGTATCTGTAATAGATTCCATGCTATTAATATCAACCATGTTATTGCCTTGAACGAAATGTTTGTCACCGCCTTCAATCGGGTTCATATCTTCCAATGCACGTACTTCGTTTATTGACTTAAATCCATTCTGAATAGCTACTTTGTAACTTTCATATCTTGTTTTCATATCGCCACGCATCAACCCTTCAAGGTTATAACGGCAATAGTGGTCTTCCTTTTCTCTTTCGGTTAGTAATTTTTTGTTAATCTCT